TTCCCTGCAAAATCCCCTGCAATTTTCAGAAATTCTGGATTCCAAATGTCCATTTCAACTATCATGAACTCAAAGGCATAAGTGATGCATCGATGTTTTATTGGACTTTCCAAAATGAAAAAACTCAAAAATTGCAGGGGATTTTGCAGGAAAAAATGCCTAGATACCTACCCCATGACGACAAAAATACGATATCAAAAATGTAGGGAGTCAAAAAACGTCTACATATCCAAACATATTGGCATAAAAAACAACTTAAAACAATCTACATACTTCTTGTAATATGTTCGCATCCATTGCACTTCTCTTGTTGCCATTTGCATCTGCCTTCCAAAAAGAAGGCGTGATCATTCGAGGATCCACGGCTCCTTTACCAGACTTCGATCCTTTAGGGTTCGCTGAAAAAAAAGACATCGCTTATTTACGCGAAGCCGAACTCAAACACGGTCGATGGGGAATGTTAGGTGCGTCTTCCATTCCCCTCATCGAACAATGGACACACCGTCCTGCTATTCACGAGTTCCAAGATTTATCGAATACCCAGCAATTGTTACTCACTGGATTCATCGGCGCAGTTGAATTCCAAACCATGTTGCGTGGCTGGAAACTGCCATGGAAAGAACCCTTTACCCTCCAAGACAACTACCAACCAGGAGATGTCGGATTAGGACTGTTACAAGAAATAGAATCGGAAGAAACCGGAAAGCTCATGGACAAAGAACTCAACAACGGAAGGTTGGCCATGATTGCTTTCATGGGAATGCTGGCCCAAGAACTGGTAACCAACAAACCTTTGTTGTGATAAGCCATATAAAAACATTTCCAATCCAAAAGTATAGACAAGAAAAACCATGATTGAAACCGACGTATTCCAAAGCCGCCAAGAATTCATGGAAACCTTGAAGACCAATCCAGGTGTCATCATCATCAAGTTCGGTGCTGAGTGGTGTGGACCGTGTCAAAAGATCGAGTCACAAGTGGTTGAATACATGAACGCCATGCCCTCTTCCATCCGCTGCATCATGATCGACATTGACAAAGCCTTCGATACCTATGCCTATTTAAAAAGTAAAAAAATCGTGAACGGCATCCCAGTCTGTCTGGCTTATTACAAAGACAACATTCACTTTGTACCCGACGAGGTTGTCATTGGTACAAACGATTCAGAAATCAAACAATTCTTTGCCAATTGTATTGTAGAGGTCCAATAAAGATCCAACCAATCAACCAATCGACGACAAAACACGACAAAAACTCAACAAAAATACATAGTCATTCCTATGTATTTTTCCATTCAAACGGTCGCAGTCGACAACTGCATGATCTGCCAACACAAGAACAGCCCGTAGAAATTCTTCGAAAAAATATCGAGAAAGTTATAAGCAATGTTCTTGGTGTGGTAAGAAAACAAGTACGCCACTCCGTACAAACTCCACACAACAAACATAAACCAAAACAAACATTGGTTCACAAGATTCAGCCCAACAAATCGTTCGTGTAACAAATAAAACGAATAACAAAACGCAACTGTTCCGAAGACAAAGCCAGCAAACCGACTGATCAGTTGACGTTCGCCCAAGAAACCGAAGAGTAACATGAGGAAATTCGCTACCACAATCAAACCAATGACACCCGCATTGTTGCCCAAGATATCGCTCATTTGTAAAATTTCGGTCTTTGTGGAATCACTTTGGTCAAGTTTGGTGTTGTACTCCATAAATAACAAGGTACTGACCAACATAATGGGAGTCGACAAGAACCAATCGAAATAACGTGTGAACGTAATATCATAGGTGAGTTGCTTGAAACAGTAGATCAGCCATGCATAATACGCGAGCTCAATGAACTGGACAACAGTCTCTAAAGTCAATATGTCAATCAAGATCTGGTGTTTTTCTGGAACCGGTGTCCATATACCTTGTATGCCAACAATGCCCACTAATACTTGTACTACCAGCGAAAATTTTGCCGTGTCTAAAATCAATTGATCTTTCATCAGTTGTATTACTGTTAGAAAAAAGGTAACCAGATACTCGGTTTACTTTGTTTTTCGTATAGTTCGTTTTTGCGACCGCTTGTTGTCTCGTCTGGTTTTCTTGCTTTTACTTTTGCGTTTGCTTTTGCTTTTGCGTTTGCTTTTCGAGGATCGTACTTTTTTTCGTCGGCGTTTTTTACCGCCTTCTTGTTTTGTTGATTCCTCTTCGTCTTCGTCTTCCTTGTTGTCTTCGTCATCCTTGTTGTCTTCGTCTTCCTTGTTGTCTTCGTCTTCCTCTTCGTCATCGTCATCGTCTTCCTCTTCATCTTCTTCTTCGCCATCGTCTTCCTCTTCGTCATCGTCTTCGTTGTCTTTTTCATTTGATTCAGACTGTGGCGAATCACCCGGCGATTCATCATTGTCTAAATACTGTACCGCGACCAACATAGCAGAGGTGAAACCAATCAACACATACGTAATTACAGGCACGCCTCCCACTGAATACGATATCATTTTACCAGGAACATCACGTGGAACAAATGTATTGTATAATCCTTTGTAGTCTAACTGCATGGTGATCTATATACTTATCGAAGATATTCTAAATCTTTAAATTTACCATTATCTTTTGACGTGTAATAAAAAAGATAACATTGCCCTCAATGAGAATTGAACTCATGACCTTACGCTTACAAGGCATACGCTCTAGCCAACTGAGCTATGAAGACACGTGTGCTGTTTTTGTGGTAACTTGCATTGCGGAACAAAAACGATTGGTTGGTCTTCGCATAGAAAAAACAATAAAACCCTTTAAATACGTTTTTACGAAAATAATTTATCACAAAATCATATAATGTTCAAACTAAATATTTTAGCATTTGTGTTAAGCTTTGCCATCGGTATTTTCTTCATCTATACGACTTTGCCCGACCAACACAAGATCATGGTGTATCCATCACCGGACAACGTGGACCACATCCAGTACAAAGACAAGGCCGACAACTGCTTCACCTTCCAACAAACCAAAACTCAATGTCCTACTGACAAAGCATCCATTATGAAGGTGCCCATACAAACGTCCTAAATATTTTATGATGCTACTATATAAATGGTCAATAGTTCAACTCGTTTATTGAATACAGAAACAGGACAGTTGTTTATTTCGGTGTTGTTAGGACTCGGTTTAGCAACTCTCTTCCGAAAAGTGTGTACTGACAAGAATTGCATTCGATTCAACGGTCCAGTCATTAGTGAAGTGGATGGAAAGACCTATCAATTCGATGAATATTGTTACAAGTACAACCTGGTGCCATCTCGTTGTTCCGCATTGAAGAAAACCGTCCACATTGACGATGCTTCCGCCAAAACGATTAGCAAAGACCAAAACAAAGAAGAAAAGTCGACTTCTTTCTTCGGGTTTTGAATGCGTTCTCCTATTCATCTTTAGATGTTTTGCACTATATAAAGATGACCGATACCACCCGCATCATGGATTTACCAGAAAACATTACCATGCAACAACGCCCGTCTATGCAAGGGGCACAAGGAGGACAAAACCCTGGATTTGGCAACTCCTATACGCCGATGGATGTACATCCCAACCCATATGGCCACCCACCACCGTCTGTGCCTACCATTCCGAAGCCATCTGAGCAATTTGGACAACAAGGGTTCCAAGGAAACCAAGGTCCCTCTCAAAATTTCGCCCCCCAAATGCAACCTTCCACTCACCAATCGTTGCCCTCGCGCGACATCCCAAATGATCAATCGAACTACACCCACGATGAACAAGTCCAAGCCAACTACATTCCTCCGGTTCCCGAATCGGTGAAGAAAACCACCGAGTACGTGAAACAATACGAAGAAGCAACGGAAAAGCGAGTCCGCTTCCACGACGAAGAAAAGGCCAAGCAATCCCGGTTCGATACATTGGTGGAAGAAGGCCAGATCCCAATCCTGGTCGCCGTGTTGTTTTTCATTTTCCACATGCCGATTGTCGACCAACAGATCCTGAAGCATTTGTCGTTTCTCGCGTTACACGACTTGGATGGTAATTTCAATGTCTATGGGTTGTTGTTCAAAAGCATGTTGTTTGGAAGTCTGTTTTACACGATGACCCAGATCATTCATGGACTGAGTGAGTTTTAAGTGTCGCTTTTTCCTTCCGTTGTTTGGTTGAAAAAGACCCCACGCAACTGCTGCATTTTGTTGTCAGGAATGCGTCTTCCACATTTAAACAGTTTAAACAATCCCTTTTTATCGAGTTTCACGCCGTTCTTTTCCCGCGTCAACATCGTAATGATGAAGAACAAAGAGTACATACCACACTCCGTATTCTTCCATTGATGCTCGATCTTGTCGTTTTGATGGAAGTCCAACTCAATGACAGGTGTCATGTGTTTTCCTTGGGTCACCACGTGAGTGGCAAATCCATTGATCCATTTTGGAATCTTGTCCGCTGTACTGTCGAAGTAAAAGACAAACTTGTCGTCCAAATCGATGAACAGCGACACCCAATGCGACCCACCTTTGTAATGAGGATCTAGATTGAAGATCACCCCGATCTTCCGTTTGCCTGCATTGTACTGGGTTGCCAGGTCGAATTTACAAAGGTTCGGACACACACAGCGCCCCATGTCGTCTTTCACACTGTAATCGATCGGCGAAGGCCCAATGAAATAGAAATTCGGAAACGTTTGTTCGTATTGTCGTAATACATTCAAAATGTCGTAATTGGAAAGCCAGGTCACCGGGTTTTTCTTCCATTCACTGGGCTGCGGGGGTGAAAACAACAACGACTTCAGTTTGGTTTTGTTGGTACCCTCGGTCAGTTTGTTGACCCAACACGATTCCCGGTCGCATTTGTATTCTTCGCGCGTTTTGTCCGCCAATTCTTTCCAAATGACCTTCGGATTGTTACTGGTGATGAGATCATCAGGATGTTGTTTGTTGAACGCTTGTTTTAAGTCGACTAAATTACCGTTTGTGAAACATGATCCCTTGATTTGGTTTTTGTTTTTCGCATAAGGACTGCAGTTTTCTTTCTTTATTTTACGTGACAATGATTTCATGGTGACTTTGTTGTTCTTCCGTCGCTTCGCTCTTCCTCCGCGTTGTGTCTTCCGTGACATACGATCTATACTTTAGCATTACATTATGTTCTTTCGAAGACCATGTCCCACTACCGACAAAATATCTAAAGTTCCTATATAAAACAAAACCCAATACAGATGTCTTCCTTTCTTCCAGTGATCTATGCTTATGTGTTGTCGTTTGCTTTCGTGACTGTGTTGTTGGTATATGTCGTCAACTTACCCGCACGCATCACCGGCGAACCAGGGTTGGTCAACACCTTCTACGGTGCCAACTTTTCTTCCAATTTATTGTTTGATCTGTTCTTTGTGTCGGTGTATTTAGCCATTGCCCACTACACGATTGGATACATGGGATACCGAGACCTGTGGAAACAACTCCTCGTGGTCGCCTTGGTAGTGGTCGCCGTGTCGGGATCGTTTTGCTTGTATTTCACGTCGCGCCCCCAAACCTCGAACTTCTTCAGCAAATGGTTCCATACCGTGGGTACAAAGGCAGTGGTATATGATGTCGCCTTGGTAGGCAGTATGTTCTATACATACCAGTATCTTCTGCCGATCTTCCAGACAGGTAAGTTGTAATTGTCGGAAGACCTAAAGCTAAAAGCACCGAAGAAAAATCACACACTAATATAACTACTATGTACGATGTAATTGTATTAGGAGGCGGTATCGCCGGTCTACACACCGCCTATCGACTTCGCCAAGAAAGACCACATCTAAAACTATTGGTCTTGGAAAAGAACGATTATTTCGGGGGTCGTATTTATACCGTGGAAGAAAAAGGGTTATGTTTCGAAGCTGGTGCAGGACGCTACAACGAAACCCATGTACTCTTTCAACGGTTGTTGCGGTCACTGGGATTGTCTTCCAAAAGCAAAGCCATTCCCAGTGATTTACACTTCGTTCCTTCGGGAGAGTACCCCGCGCGCTATTTCAATCAAGATCCCTTTGACACCATGAATCCGGTATTGACGGAAGCCAAGCGTACCCCCCGGGACGTTCTTCGCAAACAAACATTCATCCAATTTGCTCGCAGTGTTTTGTCGCAGGAAGACAGCCGCTTTTTGGAAGACGCATTCGGCTACCACGAACAGTTGATGGAAATGAATGCCTTTGACGCACTGAAATTGTTTGACAAGGGCATGCATACGAAACATTCGTTCTTTGTGTTGGATGGAGGTATGAGCCAAGTGATCGATGCTATGGTGTCGCGGCTTGGAAAAGACGTTTGCAAGAAAAACCAGGAAGTCGTACACATTGCCTACGACACCGCTGCGCAGCAGTTTCAGCTCCAAGTCAAAGGAACCACGACACCCTTGGTGTGCAAACAGTGTGTCGCTGCCTTGCCTCGTCCTGCGTTGGAAGCCATCCCTTTCTTCCGTGGATTGAAAAATGATCTACAATCGATTGGAGTGAAGACACTGTGTCGCATCTATGCACAGTTCGACAAAGACAACGTGTGGTTTAAACACATTCCGAAATCGACCACTAACAATGCCCTCCGGTATGTCATTCCCATTGATCGCAACAAAGGATTGATTATGATCTCGTACACCGATGGAAAGTTCGCGCGTTATTGGAAGACAAAAGACGAGAAAACCATGATCAAGCGTCTACAAGAAAACATACAGAAGACGTTTGATTTTACGATTGCGGACCCGATTTACACGCGGAAATGTTATTGGCCATTGGGGACTGCGTATTGGAAACCACGTGTGAAAAGCCACGAAGTCGCGCGGCGAATGCTACAACCGATGGATTGTCCGTTGTACGTGTGTGGGGAGAATTATTCGACGAATCAAGGATGGATGGAGGGGGCATTGGAAACCAGTGTCCAGGTGGTGGCGAAAGTCTTGGCTGCATAAGGATTCGTCAGTGTTTCTTGAAGACATTGTGTTTCTTCCAGTATTCGATACCCGAAAAAGTAGTACATGACGATGGTGGACGGATGGGTTGTGGGTCTGGGGTGACATCGATCAGCATTTCTTCTTTCTCGTTTTCTTCTTCGTAGATTTCGGTTGTTTGTTTAGCACGATTTTCCACTTCGATGTGATACAACAAGGTACGCATGAACTCGTCGAAGTGTTCTCGGACACTTCGGTTGTAAGCATCGGAATCCGGTTCATTTATCAAGTGTTCGATCATTGACAACAAAGTGGAGCGATGACATTGGATCTGGTCGTAAAAGGCATTGGATTCTTCGAGTAATTCGGGGTTGGTTTTGGCTAAATATTTTTTGTAGGTTTGCTTGTTGACCAAACACTCCAAAGTGAGTTTGTCGAATGCGTCCATTAATATAGAAAACGAAGAAAAAAGAAAAACAATCAAAACGAAATCTTTTTGTAGTATATATCATGGTACATTCAGCTTTAGGCGGTGGTAATCACGAAACCTCATTCAAAGGTATTTCTCCTCAGCAAACAGTATTGAACTACAAAGACAATTCGATGGCGATCACACGACGTGAATTGCGCAAGGCATGGAACACACAGTATGCAACTGGTGAAGTAAACGGCAAAAAGCGTGCCATCGGCCCCTTTCGTGCGGTGACAAATGCCGGTGATTTTTTGTCGCGACAGGATTACGTGTGTGGCGGATCCAACCCTAGCGATGCGATGAAAGTGGGTATTGGAAGACGGTTTGGATCGATCTTGTCGAACTGCGATGGCAGTGGTGTTCCAGCATCCAATACCAATGTGAAGTTTGTTCCAGATGCGTCGGACTACACCAAGTACAAGCGACAAGCAGCATACAACCGTAACTACGACGATGTGACGTATGGTGGTTACAACAACGCTGCTTACGTGACAATGATGCGTCGGTGGTAATTGTGGTATCGTTTCGTTTCGTTTCGTTTCGTTTTCAATTCATAACTAAGAGTTTTTTACTTATGAATCGTTGTATTAACAGCGGATGGACTCGAACCATCGACCTTCGGATTATGAGCCCGACACGCTAACCTACTGCGCCACGCTGTTGAAAAAAAAGAGGTGTTTGTTGTTTTTCTTAAGGTTTAACAAATCGTTTTTATGGATTTTGGATTATTTTGTTTTATTTATTATTTATTTTTGGTACTGTTTTAAGCAGCAGCGGCTTTCTTGACTGTTTTCTTGACAGTCTTCTTCTTGACAACCGGAGCAGCAGCAGCAGGCTCAGGAACCACCTCCTCAACCACTGGTTCAGGTTCAGGTTCAGGTTCAACCACTGGTTCTGGCTCAGCATCGCCTTCGTCATCACTGTTTTCAACCTCAGTGGAGACAGGCTCCGGTTCGTTTGTTTCTTGAACCACAGGTGCTTCTGGTTCCTTGTAAATGGCTTCTTCTTCCGAAGCAGACAACGCCAATTGGAGTGTTCCATGACCAAATGCCGTGTCCATGACACGAGGCTTCACTACTGCTTGCATCAACTTCCAGATCATTCCCCAGCCTTTTCCACCAAACCACAATCCACCGCATTGCAAGATGCAGGCAACCATGCTTCCTTTCGAGATGAAATCTTGAGGAGAGCTGCCTTCCACATCGCAGGGAAAGAGGAGAGCACCTTTGGGATCAAAGATCTCGGTTTTCCAGACTCCATCGTAACATGGAACCTTGGGGCGCATAGAGGGTGCACTGTTGTAATCTATTTCTCTGGTTTCTTTATCTTTCTTGTATTTCAGGAATGGAAAGTATCTATCTTCGACAATTTCTCGCGAGGCTTTCTTGCCAAACCATGCAACTGAGTTCGCAACTGCATCGTCCAGAATCTTGTTTTCGAAAGCCTTGAGCTTTTCAAGAGCAGAATTGGTTTCTGCGGTAGCCTCTTGGTCGCGAGGAAATTGGAGGGAGATTGTGTATTTTCCATCAGACTCACCTTTTTCATCCACGTAATCAGAGATGCCCCATGTCATCATGAGTGGCATCGTCAAGTACAATCCGCGATTGCTTTGTGTACTGATTACAGTGACTGATTTGCCTCCTCGGTCGTTGACACGAGGTTGCATGTAGCGCACAGCGCTGGGAGAGAATTCGGGCATGTTGACAACAATAGGAGACTTCGACATCGTAACTAAGCGGGTTAACTAATTATATAGTACTGTAGAGGGGATTCTTTATATCAATTTTTTAACTTAGTTATTGGATGTCAATTTTTTATGTTGTCTTTCGTGGAAGAAATCGAGACCCTTTTTTGACAACCATAATAACAACAACTACAACATCAATAACTGGTTAATAGTTGTGATTGTGTTTGTCATTGTCGTTGTGGTGTCGTATTTTCTTTCACGAAACACAAAATCAATCTGTTTTGGATATGTTGAAAGATGGATTGTTCTTTTCGTTCGTCAGCGTCAAAATATGAAAACATTTAGACATTTTTGTTACGCTTCCCGGTTCAAATAAAATAACTTATATTGTGGTTTAAAACAATATAAACAATAGCCTTTAGTAGGTGTATAATAAAATGGCCCGTGCTGCTACCAAGACTGCTACCCCCGCTCCCGCTACCGATGCTAAGAAAGTTGCTTCCAAGAAAGCCGCTGCCCCTAAGAAGACTGAAAAGTCTGAACCTGCCAAGGTGGAAACCCCTGCCCCCGTCGCAGAGACCACCGAGGAAGGTGCTGACAAGACCAGCGTGGCCTCGCTTTTGATGGAAGAGAAAACACAAGCCCAGGCTAACTTTCAACTCATCATGAACACAGTTTCTGCCCTCAAGGTCAACATGAAGAACATTGACAAGATGACAGCACGTTTGTTGAAGGAGGCTGCCAAGTCCTCCAAGAAGAAGAAGGTTTCCAACGGTCTTTCTGGATTCGAGAAGCCCACTTTGATCACTGACGAGCTCGCCGTCTTCTTCGGAAAGGACAAGGGAACCCTTATGGCCCGCACTGAGGTCAGCAAGCTTATCCACGAGTACGTCAAGGCCAACAAGCTTCAGAACGAGGAAAACCGTCGTGTCATCAAGCCCGACCAAAAACTCCAGAAGCTCCTCAACATCCAAGCCAAGGACGAGCTTACCTACTTCAACCTCCAGAAGTACCTCAAGCCACACTTCCGCAAGGAGGCTGTTGCATAAGCAGCCAATAGATAATATAAATATTCTTAATAATATAAAACATCACAAAACATGAAAACAATACAAACATCACAAAACATGAAAACAACACAAACATCACAAAACATGAAAACAACACAAACATCACAAAACATGAAAACAATACAAACAACACAAAACATTGTTTGGGTCTTATGGTCTAATGGTTATGACTGCGGACTTTGAATCCGCCAGCCTGGGTTCGATTCCCAGTAAGACCTTCCCTCCTTGAGGTAAAGGTAAGTTATATATCTCTTTTGTTTTTGCTATTGTTGACTGTAGTCTCTTTTGTTGTTATTATTTTATACATTGTCTAACCTATATAAACTCATTTCATTTCTCTTATTATACTCGATGAACGAGCATACTTATTCTATGAATCAGGATCAATATCAAGTAGTTGTCGAAATGTTAGAAGCCATCAAAATGGCTGAATGCGAAGATTTTGTGAAATCGCGCCAGCAAAGCGTGATGATGTCAGATGCTCCTGAACTCAAGCAGATTATGAATGGTATTCCAAATAATCTTCACTCAGGGGCTTCGTTTGCTCACACATTTCGACTTTGCCAATATTTTTTAAATAACCCACAGGAATGGGCCAAACAACACGACCGAACATAGCTCAGTTGGTAGAGCACTCGACTGTAGTGGTTTGTTTCATAAATATCGAGCGGTCATCGGTTCAATTCCGATTGTTCGGAACCCTTTTACGGGTGTGGTGTAGTGGTAACATGAATCCCTTCCAAGGATTCGCCTCGGATTCGATTTCCGGCACCCGTATTTTCTTTTTTATGATCTTGTTTTGATGATAAAAAACCCTTGTAAATGTAAACGATATAAACACAACGAACAACACATCATATCTCAACACACCACCACAACTCATGTGTGTCGAAATCATTCCTCGTTTGTGGTTAGGGGATCGTGACGACAGTGTTCATTTCACAGGATCCTCTGTAGTATCTATCGGATGCAATCCCTATGGCAATTACGACAACAAACTCAAAGTACAAATGCGAGACAGTACCAACAGTCACATTGAAAACCATCTGGAACCGGCCATGCATTTTATACACACCGCATTACGCACGGGAAACCCCGTACTAGTACACTGCAAAAGCGGAGTCAATCGTTCACCGGCCTTCGTCATTGCGTATTTAATGTTGTTTGAAGACTATTCTGTGGAAGATGCCATCACGTTGGTACAACAAAAACGTCCTGTTGCCAAAATACAACCTCATTATTTAGCAGGCATCGAGAGGTACAGAAGCAATGCCGTTTCCACCCTAGACATATCGTTGTCTTCTTCTGCATCCACATCACCCTCAGCATCTTCAACAATAATCGATATTTGTTATTGTTGTATTTGATAATATCATATTTAAAAAAATAAAAAACTGTAATAAAATGAATTCGCATCTTATTACAAAGCATGTCTGAACCTAAATTCTTTTACATCGTCGTGTCGTATCGTCCCGTACCTGGAAAAAGTGCCAAAGTATTGATTGACGGCATTTACGACGACATCGATAAAGCCAACGCGCGACAACATCAAGTCTGCAATGGCGTGTTGCCCACGGCTCTCGACAACAACAGCATGTATGGACGCAACGGAAAAGTATCCTGGATCAAAAAAGTCCCCCAAGGCGACCTCCCGCAACTCGACATTTACGCACCTGATACAGGTTAAGTTAAGCATCCAATGCGGCCTTCTCATATTCTTCCACCCAATTCGCTTTCACAGGGTAAGGACGTGTAGTCGGTACCGCAGTTTCGTATGTGGTTTTCCGTGCATAGTTGCGCAACAAATACGGCTCCAAATCACGGAAGTAATCGTTCTTGAATTCGTTGTCGGTAATTACAAACTCGTTGGCCTCGATCTTGTAGTCCGTGTCGGACAAATTCAAATACGAATCCGGATAAAACATAAACAAATGAATACGTTTGTGGCGCAACAACTCATCGGCCAGTCGCGCGTAATACACGGTTTCGTTGGAAGTCCCACTTACTAAATGCTTGTCCGGAATCAACAATTGACATTGTCCGTTTTCTTCCCGGTACAAACAGAATTTCTTTTCTTTGCAATTGCCTTGACAGTTGTAGATTTCGCCGAGAGACATGAGTACCTTGGTGTCGTATGCTTGGAAGACAATTTGTTCTTCGCCGATGGTCTTCAACAACGCAATCACCTCCTTTCGTTTTGCACGGTACGTCTTTTCAGCGGATTCGTGCAATTCCAAGATCTCTTTGTAGCGGAAACGATGGCGGTACAGGTTCAGCAAAATCCGCATGGTACTTCGAAACACCCGGTAAAATTGGGTTTCCAAAAACACACGATGTGATTCTTCGTTTTGCACCACGATGGTTTCTTCCGTCTTCGGTGCTTTGACTTGTATTTTCTTGTCCGATAAAATATAATTCGAACTCGACAGTGTCTTCAAGCCGTCGCCCATACTGATGTTGTCGATCGGTTTGTCGATTTGTACAAACTGGTTGGTATCCGTCAATACACCGGTGATCATTTCTTTGTCGACCACACGGAACTTCGGTTCACAGGGAATCGCTTGGTCACTCACGGCATAGACATGGCGCAAGAACGACACCGTGGAATGATAGTCGGTCCACAGCTCCGGGTTGTCAATCCATTTGATTTCGTAGGTGTGTTTCTTCATCGAGGAAGGGTAACACGGTAAATAAAAGTCTTTTTTGGAAGTCACCTCCGACGGCGGGTGGCTCCACGCCACCAAGAACCCGATGACCTTGCCTTGGAAATTCATCACAACCGTTGTGATCTTCAGGCCACTCATGGACGGCATCATGGCGACGATTTCTTCGGCCGTTTTACTGTGTTGGAAGTTGTACACATTGGGTGCACGAGGACCACACTTGCCGTTCACCACATTCCGGATGACGTTCATGACTGTACTGAGTCCTTTGATGTCTCGCGATTTGTCGGTGAAGAGTTTCTTGATGTTTTCTTGTTCCAACCGTTCGCCGTCCTGGATTTTGTGGGTCCGGTAGTACCGGTAAATGGTTTCGTAATAAGCGTCCTTGTCGTTCATTTGCCGTAACATCAATACGGTTTTTCGTGTTTTGTCGAAGAGCGGGAACGTATAGGCACTCGTAGGACAGACCACAATCACATTGTTAGTATTGTCTTGTTCCGGCATCTCTAAGATCGCCAAATTCAACCCGTCTTTGAATAATTTCGGGTTCGGACGACTCATCAGTTCCCACAAATAAGTATGGTCAATGGTGACAGTGTCGTCTTGTAAGAATTTCTGGAAGTGCTCAAAGGACAGGGCGGTGTATTTCAAGAACGACACTTGGTCTTCGTCGTTGGTGTCGATGTGTTTCATGTACTGACTCGATTGGTAAGGCGACAAATCGACGGTGTCGAGATCTGGATGGTCTTTCGGTTGAAACACGGAAGCGATACTACTGTTGTGCAATTGCAAGTACGAGTCCAAGGTCATGCTCTCCATCACAATCTTCTTGAATTCCGCCAACGATACCGGGTTTTCCGCCCGATTCGTTTCGTACGAATACACATCCGCGAGGCACGCCAAAAACGACTGTTTGCCTTGTGGGGTCATTTCCGGTCCGTAACGCAACAACACACCGCAGTTCGGTTTGATACGTCTGTCCATAACACAGGTTTCGTTGTTGGTCCCCAGGAATGTTTGGACCGGGATGGGCAATTTCGCCACACGACCATGGCGCAAGGGGAACGAATTCGATTCCAAAACGTACTTGTCGGTGGGTCGGACGGGTTGTAACTGTGGCATGGCGGCTGGAGCAACCCCTTCTTTGTAATTTTCGTCGTAGTGTTCGGGTGCACACAGCTTGCGTTTGTTCTTCTCACCATCTGTCGACCATTTTTTGAAGCATTTCGGTGCACAGACGTTCTTCCCTTGGTCATCGACCATTTGGAGTTTCTTCGTGTTGACAAACCCAGGCTCGGGATTGAGACCGCTGTATTCGATCACGTATTCGCCCACCGGTTCTTCCTTTGAACGGTCTTTGGTAGTATTCATCACCTTTCCACACTTTCCACTCTTGGCTTCTTCTTCGGTCATGGGACCTTCTTGGCCAGGTTTGGTACACCAATACCGAGGACAGATGTAATGGTTGGCTTGTCCTTTGGGTCCAGTGCGGTATTTCAATGCGTTGGTGTAAGCCCCTGGATCGACTTGTTGGAATTCTTCTTGGGTCAGTACCACGGGTTGTTCGTCTTGATTGACACGCGAGAACCCCTTTTTTAGGACTTTGAACAACAAAGGATCACGCTTTTCGATACGTCTTCCCCAATACGTAGATATCTTTTCTTTTTTGCCGTATTGTTGCAAGTCGTCGTCATCGTCTTCGGAGTCGGATTCCTCAGAGTCAGTGTCTGAACCTCCCCCGGTTTGTTCTTCGTCTTCATTGTCTTGTTCTTCGTCTTCATTGTCTTGTTCTTCGTCGTCATTGTCTTCGTCGTTGTCTTGTTCTTCGTTGTCATTGTCTTCGTCGTTGTCTTGTTCTTCGTCTTCCTCGTCGTCATCGTCATCATACATATCCAGTCCATAGTCATAATCCTCGTCCTCCTCCTCTTCGTCATCCTCTTCTTTGTCCTCGTCTTTTTCTTTGACTTTGGACTCGATGACACCCTCGTCATCTTCACCTTCGTCATCTGAATCAGCCAACAACTTCGGTTCTTTTTCTTTTTCTTCGAAGATACGCGAGGGCATGGGCGGCAATGCACTCATCTGTGCTGCTACCGGTGGGGCTTCGTCTTGAATCATCACTGTTGCCTTACACAATTCCATTCTTTCGGAAGTCAACACCGAACTGTCCATGTTCATCCGCAACATACTGTCCACGTAAATCGGCAACACATGCAAATACTGCGACAAGTTGATGTCATGCATTTCCAATGTATACACATTGCCCGATCGTTGAATCACGGTTTTGAACCCCGGGTTCTCCAACATTTCGATCTTCTTGTTGACAAATCGACCTGGTATCATAAACTCCATATGCCGTTGTTCATAATCCCGCAGTTTCTGTTTCGGATCGCCCGGGAATTTCTTCCGCACTTGACTTTCAATGATTTTCTTGTCACGGGTATGGCGCAACAACGCAGCAATGTATTCGTCCTCCGGACTCATCTTCCGGAAGTTCTCGACACGCTTGTACCGCATCTGCATTCCGTCTTGTTTGTCGTTCTCCAATTCGTGGTAAAACAACGAAGAAAGACAACCCATGAATTTCTTCAACGATAATTTCTCCATTTCAAGAGTACACACGTAGTGCATGTTGACAACCTCTACAAACGTATCGTCAATCGAATGGAAATTCCGGATAAAATACCCAGACTGTTGCAAGAATTCGTTGATCATGGTCAACGCCGGTTGGCACATACGCGTCAGCCATCCATTGAACTCCGCCGCCAACATCGGGGTATGGGTAACACCTTGCAACTGGATGTCTCCGTTGTCCAACAAAATCATCTGGACAAAGTCTTTTGTGTCGAAGAGACTCTGTTGCCGTTCGCTGGTATTCTCCACATCGGCGCGTTGGTCGAGAAAAATACATATGTTCTGGACCCGGCTCGTTTTCTTCAAGAAATGCGTGATGATGTTCTTCGGTAAATACGGGATTTTCTTTCCGTTCTTCGCCGTATCGTTGTAGAACACCCGGTACGTATTTTCTTGTCGCATACCTGGGTTGAATTGAATGAACGGAACTTGCAAGGTGGCATGGATGTGCTTGAAGATGTTCTCCAGCGGCATTTTCTTTGACCGATCCTCGGGATGCAACACCAGGAAGAACTCGCCAATACCGCGGGACGCATACTGGATCGGGGTCTTTTGTTCTAGAAACACATCGTAGAACAACGAGACTTTCTGGAAGCCGTGTTTCAAATTCACATCGAAGAACTTCGACCGGGACTCGCCGACCAATCGCTGTTTTTCGGTCTGCAATGCTTCGGAGGTCACTACGTTTTGTTTCCCCAGCACCGGGTAATATACGGGCACAATGTCTTGGCTGGAGATGCCTTTGGATTCGACATACTGCATGACCGGCTCGGCCAGCGCTACATACAAAGTGTTGTTTTGTACATCGCCGAAGTGAAACAAGAAATCGTTTTCGAACGCCTGGTGTTTTTTCTTGTTCAACAGAAGAGATTCGTTCCACAAATCGAAGGGGTTGATCACAAACGATTCGTCGATGGTCTGCAACTCGGTGCTGTTGTCAAGGAAGCGTTGGCCGAGTGAAATCTTCCGGTGTTTCACGTTGTTCTCCGAATAAAACCACGGCATCTTCTGAAGATCTTCGTACACCAACGTTTTGTTGATCTCGTTTTCACGGTAGATCTGCATGATTTCGTCGCCGATGGATTCGTTGTCGGAAACGTTCGTGTAGTTCACCAACGATTGGGCTAAAAGACTCAAATTCAACGTATGCGATTCGTTGTCGGTAATGTTGCGGTAGTAATCCAACAGACGGAACTCTTGTTTCACAATGCCAAACAAATACATCTCGTCGTAACTGAACGCGGGCGGAAGATCGGTGTGGTCATGGGCCTCCAATTCAAAGGCGGTGTACAAGATCTTCCGCTTGATGTCGTAAATGCTGTCGTCTACATGAAGGTACAAATCCGAGCACACTATCTTTACCTTTTTGGTAGTGAGCATATTGTATTCAGAACGGCTAAAGAAATCGGCTCCACTGTTGTCTTTGTCACCGCAAAATACAAAAACATGGGATACGTTTCCCGAACCATCCAGAAAACACGTTTTAAACACAGGATCCATATTGTTCTTATATTATATTGTTTTTTTTGTTTCGAAACAAAATAATATTATTTTTCGGTTTTGCAATCGGGAATCTTGTACCGAGCAATGCATCCGGCTTCGATGTCGCCCGCCCGGGAAAACGAACCTCCTACATACAAGGTGTCGTTGTACACAAAGAGCGATTTGCAGGTACCGCTCAACCCGGTCTCCGCACGCTTTTTCTTCGCGGTATAGTGTTCGGTGTCGTGGTAATAGTTGTCCAGTGACTTCCAGCATTGTGTCTCAGGGTCGTACATGCCCACCCGGTTCAACAAGGTATCGTGTTCGTTCTCGGTGGTGAACGAGCCGCCGATGAAGACATTGCCAGTCCGGTCCACGACCACCGTGTTACACACCCCATTGACCCCTTCGCGCAAATTGGTCCAGGTCTTGGTATCCAAATCGTAACACGCAATGTTGTTGGCATTGACTTCGTTGCCGGTACACGTAAATGTTCCACCGGCGTACAACAGATTCTCGTGCAAACACAAGGTATTGCAGTAGCCTTGGAGCCCATACGACACGTCGTCCCATTCGTGAGTTGTCAAGTCGTATTCGGCGATGTAGGACACGTCGCGTTCCCCTGCGCGGGTAAAGAGACCTCCGGCATACAATTTCTTCCGTTGTTGGTCGATGCACAACGAACGGCACGCGGCGTTCAGACCTCCTCCTGGAAGACCGCTCCAGGTTTCGGTCGCAATGTCGTATACCCCAATGTAGGGCATGTGGACATCATTACACCCTGTAAAAGTACCTCCGATGTAGAGTTTGTCGTTTTCGGCATCGACGCACATAGTGGTGCATTCGGAGTTCAATTCGTTGCAAAGAGGGGTCCAGGTTTTGGTGGCAATGTGGTAGGCCGCAATGTGGCGGGTTTCCAGCGACGAACCGACCTGTGAAAACACACCGCCAACATAGACGATACCCTTGTGGATTTCGACACACGATGCCATGTTGCTGACCCCGCCCTTCATGCCGTCCCAGATTTTCTTGTCCATGTCAAACAACGCAATGTTATTGACACGCGCCATGTTGATGGTGGAAAACAAACCACAGACCACCAAGGCTTGGGAATCTTTGTGGACCGAGATGTCGGTCACGATGTCTTTCTCAATGCCTTTGCCGTAGGTGTACCATTTCTTGCACAAACTCACATTGGACCGCATCGCGTTGTCGAAGAATTCTTCCGAGGTTTTGTTGTAGATGGTGTCCAGTTCGACCGGTGACGCATTGGCCACCACTTGGGGTGCTTTTGCCGTTTCCATCATGTACTCGCGGTCCTTTTTGGTCAACAAAGGATTGACGGTCTGGCTCATGAGGTTGCGAATGGGTGCCGATTGTTTCGTCTTCAGTGGGTTTTCCACCGTGTTGGTGTAGGCACTGCGGATGTTCTGGATCGAGTCGTTGTCGATTTCGAAATCATACACGTCGTCGTAGTGAAGAGATCCTGCAGAGTGGTTGTCGTCTTTGTCTTCTCCATTGTCGTTATGCGTTTTGATGATCACGTCTTCGGTGTAATCGGCGTTGATGATTTTGTGGACGAGCTTTTCGATGGTAGGGCCGATCATTTGCTCGAACCGGGTCTGGGGTTCTTCCGTCGGTACCGAACAGTTGATCACTTGGGATATGTAACGTTCCAACGCGGGGGCCAGTTCTTTCTCCAATTCGACGGGAGGCGCGGCCGGTGGCGGTGAACTTGGTTGTTGGGCCTCCATCCATTCTTGTTTCTGGCGTTGGAGTTTGTCTTCTTGTTCTCGCAACCAGGCCTCTTTTTGCCGTTCGAACGTTTGTTCGTGTTCGTGGACCCAGCTTTGTTTTTGGTGTTCCAAGTTCGTTTGGTATTCTTTGGCCCATGCTTCTTTCTCGGCAATGGCTCGGTTGCAACTGTCTTCCCAGGCTTTTTTCTGGTCTTGGAGTTTTTGTTCTTGTTCGCCAAGCCAGGCTTTCTTCTGGGTGTCCATGTCCCGCTTGTGCATCTCAGTGAACGCTTTGAGTTCGTCGTTTCGTTTGCGTTCTTGTAATTCCATGAAGGTCTGGAGTTCTTTCCGTTTTTGCGCTTCTTCGTGTTTCAAATGCTCGATCTGGCTGTCGTACTTGTCTTTTTGCTGCTGCATTTGCTGGTGGATTTGTTGCGTCATTTGTTGGGACATTTTTTGTTTCATTTCTTCCATCACATGGATATCCATCGACAACTGCGTTTGCCCGACTGGGGTGGGTGCTGGCTTGGTTTCTGCGTTTTTGACCACCAAGTGCCGTTTTCGAGGTTGCTTTTTGGCCGGCGGCGGCGGTGCAGCAGGAGGTGCTGTGTTTGTCTCTAAATGAAGCGTCATGGATTTGCGAGGCACGACTGGTTTGGCGTGCTCTTCACTAAATCCTTTTTTTCTTACACGATATTGGAACTGCATTTATACTATCTGGAGAAATTGTTTACATGTCGTAATAAGGGTTGTCGTTGATCGTCATGGAGCAGTATTCTTTCGGTTTCTTGTTGTAATCCCGCGGTTGGTGGATCCCGGCTTCTTTGGCGTTTTCCAACAAGAACTTGAAATTATCCCAGAATTCGGTCTTGTGACCGATCGATTTCGTCGCCACGTGCGCCAGTTCGTGGATCGCCACAAACATAAGGGTGTGTGCATCGATCAAATGGTTTTCGTCCTTGTTTTTCTTGGGGTTGAGACAGAACGCCATTTTTTCGCCTTTGTTTTCGCTGTAGGCGGTGAGGGTGCTGGTGGGCAAGGTTTCCATGATGCGTTGTGGTTTGAACCCGTCGACCATTCGTTTGACGTTTTCTTTGTTGGGGTGTTTCTTTGCGGTGTAGGCGACGAGGTCTTTTAGGTTTTGGGTGGTTTTGGCGAGTAAATCGGCGGATTCTTGGAGTTTCGCCCGGTCGCGAACGCAGTACTTGTTGCCGTCAACCGTGGACACAATGCATTTGAGTTGAAGGGCATCGGTGTCGACGAAGTAATAATATGCACACGCGGCTACTACGAAGAGGATGAACAAATATACAAATGTATCCGAATTCATTTATATATTACCTAAACAATTTGTTGCGTTAGCGTTTTTTGTTTTTCGATTTGTTTTTGCGACGACGGTGATGTTTCGATTTCCGTTTGGTTCGACGACCTCCTCCTGATGGTTGGTTGGTTTGTTTTGGTGATGCTTCTGCTGCTTGTTCTCCTGATACTACTGATTCTACTGTTGCTCCTGGATCTCCCTCTCCATCTCCCTTTCTCACTCCATTTCCATTTCCATCTCCATTTCCATTTCCATTTTCATCTCCATTTCCATTTCCATTTTCATCTCCATTTCCATTTCCATTTTCATCTCCATTTCCATTTCCATTTTCATCTCCATTTCCATTTCCATTTTCATCTCC